GCCTCACGCAGACGGGCGGGGGCGACGGTCTGCTCAAGGCGCATACGTTCCCGGACGCGCTTCGGGTCGATATCGGGAAAAAAGAACGTGTTTTTAATCACCGGCTCGTCGCCTGCCGGTTGCGGGATGACCACCGTACCCTCACCGGACACGGGAGCCTCCTTTCGCGGAATAATCAGCGTCATCATGACTACCTCTGAAAAGTCGGGCGGTGGACGCCGGTGCAGTGTCAGGTGATTCACCCTCACTGACCGGCGTGCCGCCCTGGCGCGGGGCGCATTCGGTTGTTAACTGGCTTTCTTTTTCGGGCGTCCACGTTTTGCCGGTGTCACGCTCCGGGTCTTATGCGGGGCGCGGGTGGCCGCTTTTGGCTGCGGCTCCGGCTTCGGTTTCAGCTCCCGCTCCAGTCGTTCAATCTCTTTTTTGACGCCTGCCTGACAGTCGAGCTGTGTCGCACGTTGCAGGTGCGCCAGCGCACCGGCGGCATCACCACCGTCACGCAGAAACAGACCGGTAATTTTGTGCAGCTTTGCGCGCACTTCATCAGGCATGTCAGCCGTGGCGGTCAGTTCAAGGGTCTCCGTCAGCAGGCGGGTATCCACAGACTCACCGGCAGCGTGAGCGCGCATGGCCGCGAGCGCCACCTCCTCGGTGAACATGTACGGCGGGGTACGGCGGTGTTTACCCGGCATGGTCAGACCGTACTTCAGGGCATAACGGGCAATCTCCAGCGCACCGGCAATATCGCCGGTATCCAGACGCCACAGCATGACCGTCATCAGAATGTCATCCTGTGCACCTTTGCCCTGCTCCAGCACGCCGTTCACCCACGGCAACCAGAACGGCAGCAGTTCGCGTTTTTTTGCGGCCTTCAGCTCTTTTGAATAAATCGCTTTCAGTGTGCGCTGGTCTGCGGCCAGCTTAACCAGCATCTGCTCATAGACAGTTGCATGTCGCAGCGGGGAGGCTTCCCGCTGCGCGGTCATCGCTGCCGAGACCCGCATCATGTGGCGCTGTGCGGGACTCGTCATCGGTTACGCTCCCGGCTCTGCGGTCGCTTTAGCCGGTGTGGAGAAATCACCGACCTTAATTTTTTCCACCAGACAACCGGCGGCGTAGTCTTCCACCACGTAATCAATGTTCATTGACTCGTAGTTCTCCACGCGGTCGAGTTTCGGGTTTTCCTCAATCACGCGGCGATGGCTGTCATCCATGTAGTAGATGGACAGGTTTTCCAGCTTCGTGATGAGCATCGCATCCGCCGGGAAGTACGGGACGCGTACCGCCGGCAGGTTACCGATGCGTTTCTGGCTGATGATGACGTCAGCGGCCAGCATTTCGCTGTTGTCCTGCTCCCTGTTGACGATGGGGAAATACTTGTCCGCCAGTAGCTGACGCCCCACAATCACCACAAGGTCAGGGTCTTCCTGATACCACGGCTCAATCAGGTTGTTGGTCGCATCCATCACCAGTGCATCGAGGCTGGCATAATCACCGCCCTTACCCACGCGGATGACCTCAGAGGTGGTGTGACCTTCCTCGTCAGTAACCTTGCTCATCACGCGCGCCGGGGCTTCATTGCGGTATTTCTGCAGCCAGCCGACCGCCACATCCTGCAGCATCGGATTGCTGCTGCGGTCAGAGGTTTCGGCACGCTTCACGCCGTTAAAACCGGCCATGATGAAATCAAGGGACTGGCGTTTGATAATGGCGTTACGGATACGGAGCTGGAAATCCTGATAACGCGCCCACAGGTCAAGCGTTTTGTAGCGGATATAAAAATCGAAGTTAATCTGGTCGCATTCGTACTTGTTTGACGCCAGCTTCGAGAAGTCCTTCGGCTGACGCTCGGTGCCACCGGCGGTGTCGGTGGTGCTGGCGATGGAGCCGGTGACACCAATACCAATTTTTTCCCCTTTCATTTCGCTGACCGGCACAATGTTGATGCGGGTCAGAAAATCAGAGGACTCCTGCATGGTGTTCATCAGGGTCTGGGTGACCGACGGTTCAACGGTGAATTTTTTCGACACATCACCGGCGTCGATGCCGTTCAGTTCGAGGAGCTGCAACGCTGCATGGTCGACACGCTGGAAGAATGGGAAGACTATGCGCCGTTTGCCGCCAATCCGTTCGGCTCCCGCCCGGTATGGATTGGTTACGACCCGTCACACCGTGGCGACAGCGCCGGATGCGTGGTGCTGGCACCGCCGGTGGTGGCCGGTGGCAAATTCAGAATACTTGAGCGTCACCAGTGGAAAGGCATGGACTTTGCCACCCAGGCGGAATCCATCCGCAAACTCACCGAAAAATATAACGTTGAATACATCGGGATTGATGCCACCGGCCTCGGTGTCGGCGTGTTCCAGCTCGTGCGCTCGTTCTATCCCGCCGCGCGCGATATCCGCTACACGCCGGAAATGAAAACCGCAATGGTGCTCAAGGCAAAAGACGTTATCCGCCGTGGCTGTCTGGAATATGACGTCAGCGCCACCGACATCACCAGCTCGTTTATGGCTATCCGCAAGACCATGACCAGCAGCGGACGCAGTGCCACCTATGAGGCCAGCCGCAGCGAGGAAGCCAGCCACGCCGACCTCGCCTGGGCGACCATGCACGCCCTGTTAAATGAGCCACTCACCGCCGGTATCAGCACCCCGCTGACATCCACCATTCTGGAGTTTTACTGATGAGCAAGAAAAAAGGGAAAACACCGCGACCTGCGGCAAAAACAATGACCGCCAGCGCCCCGAAAATGGAAGCATTCACCTTTGGCGAGCCGGTGCCGGTACTCGACCGCCGTGACATTCTGGATTACGTTGAGTGCATCAGTAACGGCAGATGGTATGAGCCACCGGTCAGCTTTACCGGTCTGGCAAAAAGCCTGCGTGCTGCCGTGCATCACAGCTCCCCGATTTACGTCAAACGCAATATTCTGGCCTCGACATTTATCCCGCATCCGTGGCTTTCCCAGCAGGATTTCAGCCGCTTTGTGCTGGATTTTCTGGTGTTCGGTAATGCGTTTCTGGAAAAGCGTTACAGCACCACCGGTAAGGTCATCAGACTGGAAACCTCACCGGCAAAATATACCCGCCGTGGCGTGGAAGAGGATGTTTACTGGTGGGTGCCGTCCTTCAACGAGCCGACAGCCTTCGCACCCGGCTCCGTGTTTCACCTGCTGGAGCCGGATATTAATCAGGAGCTGTACGGCCTGCCGGAATATCTCAGCGCCCTTAACTCTGCCTGGCTGAATGAATCGGCCACGCTGTTCCGCCGCAAGTATTACGAAAACGGCGCACATGCCGGATACATCATGTACGTCACCGATGCCGTGCAGGATCGCAACGATATCGAAATGCTTCGCGAAAACATGGTGAAGTCGAAAGGCCGCAACAACTTTAAAAATCTGTTTCTCTATGCCCCACAAGGGAAAGCCGACGGCATTAAAATTATCCCGCTCAGTGAAGTGGCGACGAAGGACGATTTTTTTAATATCAAAAAAGCCAGTGCCGCAGACCTGCTGGACGCGCACCGCATCCCCTTTCAGTTGATGGGCGGCAAGCCGGAGAACGTCGGGTCGCTGGGTGATATTGAGAAAGTGGCAAAGGTCTTTGTCCGCAATGAGCTTATCCCGTTACAGGACAGGATCCGCGAGATAAACGGCTGGCTCGGTCAGGAGGTCATCCGCTTTAAAAACTACTCACTGGACACTGACAACGGCTGAACATCGCCGCCTGCGGGCGGCTTTTTTACACCCCGTCATCACGCCCTCACACGCTCACCACCGCACAAAACATCCCGCAGACACACCAACACCCCGGCGCACAATCTAAACGCCATCACGACGCGCTCAGACGCTGAAAAAATAAAATCAGCACCACCGCCAGCGCGCAGTGCTTTCCCCGCCTCGCCCGCCCGCTTCATGTGGTGGTTTTAATGCAGTTGCATGAAATAACCTAAAGCGCACCAGCTCTGACATAACAACATCAGTAAACATCTGACAAATGCATGCAAAATCATTCAACGCTATGGTACATCATAAACGATTAGTAAAAGCTTATTAGCCAATTAGCCTCTAGCGAACAATAAAAGAACATTCCTCCCTCATAGCTTGATCTCAGTCACAAAACGCATGTAAGAAAAACGAAAACCCATTGAATTTCATGTAAAAATAACCGCACCTAGGATTATTCTCACTTCTCACACATAATTTATGGAGGGAAAATGTCTGATCGTGATACTACCAAGGAACAACTGGTTGCCAAAAAAAGAACCGTTAAAGATTTAGCTGATTATATAAAAATCAAATCAGGTACATCACCTAACTATTCACTTTTTCTTGGTGCTGGCGCATCCGTTACATCTGGAATAAAAACTGGTCAAGAGTTAGTAGCGAAATGGAGAGAAGAGATATACACAAGACTATCTAATCAAGAATATGTCGATGCCGAAGAAGCTAAAAAATGGCTATCCAAAAACCATCCAGTCTGGTACGACCCAAACAATGAATACTCATCTCTTTTTGAAAAGAAATTTGATCTTCCATCTCAACGCAGAAGATTTGTTGAGCTTCAAGTAGACAAAAAATTACCTTCAATTGGATATGCTTATCTCGTTGAACTATTTGAATCAAAGTTTTTTGATACTGTCTTCACAACAAATTTTGACGATTTAATAAATGAAGCATTTTATCAATTTTCTTCTGACAGACCATTATTATGTGCACATGATTCATCAATTAAAGGCGTCTCAATTACTTCTTCAAGGCCAAAAATAATAAAATTACATGGTGATTATTTATTTGATAGCATAAAAAGCTCTTTAAAAGAAACCGAGTCATTAGAAGGTAACACTCGTGAAAAACTAACTGAATTCACTAAAGAATACGGGATTATTTTTGTTGGTTATGCTGGCAATGACAGCTCTATCATGGATGTTTTAAAACATTTATTAAAACAGGACGATTACCTAAGAAATGGAGTATACTGGTGCGTTAGAAAAAATGACTCCATCCCACCAGAACTTATTAGGCTTCTAGGTCAAGATAAAGTTTATTGGGTAGAAATAGAAGGTTTTGATGAATTGATGGCAGAACTAGCCCTAGAATTAGGCTGCGCACTCTCTTTTGGAGGGAATCAAAAATCCACAAAAAGAGAGATGATGATCCAAAACTTTATAACAGATGAGTACAACTTATCTAAAAATGGCATTATCAAATCTGACCTCTCAAAATTAAAAAAACACACTCTAACACATGACATATCGTCATTAATAAACGAGCTATCCCAAAGTGATTTAGACGATCAAAAGATCCCCGAAGAAGATTTTAAGAATTTGTTATACATTGACAACCTCATTAGAAATAAAAATTATTTAAACGCAGAGTCAAAACTGAATGAATTAATCAATAACGCTGATAGTGACAATATAAAGTCTAAATATCTGCGTAGGCTAATTGAAATAAAAGAAGAACAAAAAGACACAAAGTCAGCATTAGAAATTAGTGATAATCTTATAGCTCTTGATGAATTTAATATAAATTACGCCCTTTCAAGGGCAAACATATTCACAGATCTAAAGGCAAAAATACATTACCTTAAGGGATTGCTTGAAAAATTCCCATATAGCATAAATCTTAAGAATCATTTAAGCAGAATTGCTATTCTACATCTAGAAAATAATGATGAAGAATTAATAACCTTTGATGAAATACATGATTTAATTGATAAAAGCTTACTCCAAAGCAGTGATCTGGATAATATTGCATGGAGAATAAAATATGACGCAATAAAGACAAAACATCAATCAAGCCATGATAAGAAAGATTGTAATAAATTAATACAAGAACTGCTTGACAAAATAAAAGAGGTCAACCCTACTCACGATACATATTTGTCGTTATATACTGATTTCACCTGCGCATTGCAAAAGAAAGAAGATACATTATTATGCATAGATACATTATCCAACGCTTACAAAACATCATCAAAAAATAAAAAAAGAAACATATTAAAATATTTAACACAACTGCATCTATCTTTATTTGAAACAGACTTCGATGAAAACACTCCCAACCTGATGAAAGGCTTTATTGATAAATATGAAGAAGAGAGCGACATTGCAAGAATTGCTCCTTTCATTATATTTAAAGCTCGATATGAGATAGGCTGCAACAGGGACATCAAAGCTGGTATTGAATTAGTCAAAGAAGCCATGAACTGCCCGTGGAAAAATAATCATACAAACAGTATTGTAGACATATTACTAATTGATAAAAACAACATCAAATTGGCAGAGGAGTTTATTGATAGCCTGCCAAGAAACAAATCAGAAATCACCATTTTAAAATTAAAATCTGATATTGCATCTTTAAACGGCGATTATGATAAAGCGATAGTTCTTCTTGATGAAGCTTATGAAAAAGGTTACGGGTTTAGTGATTATATCTTAGGAAAATCTTATACCAATCTTCTTGCAGGAAACTATAAAGAAACAATTAAAATCGCTAATGAAAACCTTGAAAAAATTAAAGATTACAGGGAAAAAGATGTTTTAATAATCAATAGAGAAGTTGCCAAGAAAAAAGAAGGGCAAGACATTAAAAAGAATGAGATAAATTCAGTTTTAGCACATAACAATTCAAAAGGGGCTACGGCCATGTGTGCATTCTTTTTACTTGGCGATGAAGTTCAAGCTAACAAACAGCTAAAAACACTGATAGAGAAAGATTATATGAACTATTATAGATACTCAGCCTGGCCAGCAGTTCCCAAAAACGCCCTCTTAAAATATAAAAGCAACATTGAAATCGCCGCTTAAATAAACAAAGGGCAAGAACACCCTCTTGCCCTATATTATTTAACATAGTTATTTACCTTTAATTCAACCCATAATAATCGCATGTTGAAAACTTAGTCATTATTTGTATTCCTATCACTCGGAACTATTGTACTCTAACCGAATGGTTATACAGACAAATAAAATTTTTAGTCTCATCAACATCTCTTTGTCAAACATCATTATTAGTTTGAGGAAAATCCCGACCACTCTTCAGCAATCGGATACGTGAATTTTTTCCCGTCATAATTTACGGTTGCCCCACGCGCCAGCGCCTCAAGCTCCCATCGCTGCGGCCTGATACCGTTCTGAGCAAGGTCAACGCGGATACGGGTAATTTGCATTCGTTCCGACCGGGTAAGTCTGGCCGATGGCGCTATTTCATGCAGTTTTAACGGGCTTCCGTTTCTTTGCTGACGGTTTGGTCTTCTCAGGCCGTGTTTTAATGCGCTTCTGAGCGCCCTCACGACCTCCGGGTCATTCCATTCGATAACACCGTCATCAACCAGATTAAGCACTGCTGCGGCGTGCTCAGAAGGCGTGGGAGCCGGTAACGAAGTATCACCACCGGTGAGCTTTCCACAGTTATTGACAGGACTCCGAGGCGCGGCGATGCCGCTTTTTAAAGTCAAAGGCTCCACGACCGGAACTTTCGGCACAATGCGCCAGTCCGTCGTTCTGGTGATATGAATATGACGCGCGCCGAGATGCGGCGCGTAAATGCCGACCACTCTCCCGACTTCTTCCTCGTACTCGTTAACGTCATCCGACGGGCTACGGGCAACCCTGACAGTCTGACAATCGCGCGGGACATTTGCCCCACCCTGCGCGCTGATATACAACGCAAAATCACCACTGTCTGCGGCAGCGCGAGCAGCCTCGACGCGTTCGTCAAACTCATCAGCAATACTGACGCCGCGAGGCAATTTGCGTAGTTCACGGTAAGCCCCCATTGTCGGCAGTCCAACCGTTTTAAATTGCGGGATGCGCCACGTTGACGCCCATGCGGTAACAGCCGCGGCAGTATCTTTAAGCGGCTTACCGGTATCGTTATCGAGCTGACCATCCAGTGCATAGCCGTCGATATTTTTTGAAATGTATTTCGCGATATATCCCGCAGCACCGCCCCGGTTAAGGTGCTTTGCCTGAAAACGGTTTCGCGCGGCTCCTCTTTCGTCACCATCCTCTTTGAGCGCATAGCGACGCATGATTTCGATAATCTGGTTACGCTGGCGTGGATTACAAAAAAGCATCATATGCCAGTGCGGCGTTCCGTCGTGGTGTGGCTCGACGACACGCAAACCGTAGACCTGTAAATCATTATCCTTGAATGCCGTGCGCATCAGGCTCCAGATGCGGCAGAGATAACGCTGCGCATCCTTTGGATTAAATGCCTCATCGTTCCAGCCGTGATTAAGCTGAACGGTTTTACTTTCGCCTTTTCTGACCTGACGAGTCGGGTGATACTTTGACGGCGCGGTCAGCGTGATAAACATCCCCACATCACCCTCTGCGGCGGCGTAACGCTCAATACCGGCAATGGTGTTCATCAGCTCCATCCGGCGAATTTCAGGATTAGAAATACTGCCCATCACCTTACTGATAAGGTCGATGCGCTCGCCGGTTTCCCTGTTTTCAAGGTCACACGATTTAAGAAATTCCAGATTTGCCTGGCGGCGCGCACGCACATCACGAATGGCGTGTTTACTGGCATAAGGAGAACGGTCTTTATTGACCTCCCCGACAGCTATCAGTAACGCTTCATGCCAGCGCATACGCTGGCCTTTAAGCTGATGAGTCCACCACTCATCGTTAAACAGACGGGCAATGGCAGAATATGCCTGCCTCGTGGTCATCTGCCCTTTACGGTATTTTTTCCAGTAGAGCGGGGAAATATTGAAAGCACGTGCAGCGCCAGCAACATGACCATAGAGGTGAGCCTGCGCCTCATCCGTAAACAGCGATTCTTTTTCGCCATGCGCATCCACCCAGGCATCGCTGAGTTCCTCATACATCATGAAAAGCTGCGATGAGATACGGGCAGCAAACTTTTTCAGCTCCTTGTCATTCATTCCCGGCAGGCGAGCATAGTGGTCACGCTCTGCCAGAAACAGTAACGACGCGTCGGTGTTCATTTCATGGCGCTGATTCACACGCTCAATGCGCGGCCATAAACGACGCTGAAAAGTGGATGTGAGGAAATAAAACCCGTGCACCGGGCTTTTATTGCGCCGGATGTAGTCATAGCGTGAAGTAAACAGCGAGCGCAAAAAGTAAGGCAGGCGGTTAATCGTGGATAAAACACCTTGCACCTGACGCATCTCGTCACGTGTAAGGGATCTTTCGCGCCCGACGGCCTCGCGTGGCGCGTTCCATGCATAAGCACCGGTAAACGCCTTACCGGTGCCTGCAGCAAATGCTGACGGAGGGACAAAACGCCCGGAGGCTTTAACGGCCATATGAGCCAAAAGCCTCTGAACAACGCCTGCTGAGTTGCTCAACCTGCGCGTTTAAATCAGCAAAAGACTTTGCGCTTCCGGTCAGAATATCGTGATGCATCAGGCCGGAAACGAGCTGGCTTAATTTCGGATAATAACCAACCACCGCCAGCCATTCCTGACCGGCGTTTTTACCGCTTTCCGCTCTCTTTTTCTCGTGGAGAATAAACTGAAAGCTGTCACTGGTAACGACATAACGTTCGCCAATTTCAATACGAATACTCATGCCGTTCTCCGGTAATGTTTGTTTTTTGCTTCAAAGACTGACTGGCAGGAAACACAACGCGTGGCTGACGGATAAGCCGCACGACGGGCAGCAGGTATTGGCGCGTCACACTCTTCGCAAACCAGCGCAGAAGCACCGCAATGTTTTACCCTTGCCGCGTTAATCTGACGCTCCAGTAATTCAGCCTGTTGTTCCTGAATAAAATCTACGTTGTCCGGCATTACCAGCTCCTTTTGTCGTTAAGTTTTTTAAATTCATCAGCGCAATAGCTGGCAATTTCTGTCGTTAATTTCGTCAGTTCATCCACGGAGGAGATTTGCTTGTGAAATACAGCGCGTTTAACAAGTAAATTGACCACATCAGACAGGAGATTTAATTCGTTCTGATAAATCGCGATAACAGACTCAGTTATTTCGCGTTTTTCTTTATCAAGACCAAGTTGAATAAGAGATAAATCGCCATTTTTCATAACGGTGATTTTTAAGGCGTTATTCAGTAATACAACTGAACGAGAACAGGACATCAAAGCACCTCCCCGCGAGACAATCCGATATTGTGAAATTTTTCCGACTCCTGACTGAGCAGCTCGACTATCTCCACGCGGGATAACTCCGCCT